ATTCGCCGGCGGCGTTCTTCAACGGCGATATCGGCCAGGTGCGCGCCTGGTTGCGGGACAGTGGTGCCCCGGCGGACATGCAGGGACCGTATCCGCGCCAAAACCCCGAATTTTATGCTCGCGACATTCAGGCCAATATATTGGCGGGCGGTACCAGCATGCTGATTTCGGCCGCTGACAGCGGTGGCAACCTGGTCAGTGCCCAGCCTTTCATTATTGACCAGACCGGATTCGGTGATTACGTTAAGCTGCTGCAGATTGGCGCTCTGGTGCCCTCGGGTCCTAACTTTATTCTAAATTTCTCGCCAGGCGTCCCGCTGGCCTGCACCGCTGGACTCTCGAAATGGTCGCCCTCGCCAAACCAGCTGTCGGCAGATACCTTGAATGGCACGAATGCGCTGTCCGTCTACTACGACCCGGGTATGACCGTTGGGCAGCCAATCTACGCCCGCACGGCGACCACCCTGAACCCGGCAGCCAACAGCTGGATACCGAATAATTTCGCCACCTATACCGCTGGCGCCCCGAATATCATCAACTGCCAGTTTCTCTGGCCCGGCCTGACGGCTTCTGCACTCGGTACCCTCCCCGGCGCGTCCTGGACGCAGTTCGCCCAGGTCCCCGATGGGGGCCAGGCAACGGCCTATGGCAACCCCGGCAATGGCAGCCGCAACGGGGCATCGCCCGACGTGTTCTTCGGCAGCGGGGGCGGAGTGACCCAGCTGGCCGATGACTGGAACGCGGGCACGAATCGCGGCACGCTGGGCCCGTTTGTGACCACTGGCACCCTGACGGATTCACCCTGATGGACCCCCAACGCCTCGTTCTTAGCGGTCTCAATGCCGACGTGCGGCCCGAGCTGGTCCCGCCGGACACCTGGACCGGCACGCAGAACATGGTGAACCTCGATGGGGTCATGACCGTCACCACCGGCGGCACCGACATTGATGCGGGCACGCTGACATCCTCGGCCCCCTGGTTCATTGTTTCCATTGATTACAACTCGTCAACGATTCTGCATGTGCTGTGCAGGGACACGGCTATCGTTTACGAGACATTCACCGCCGGGCCTATCGGCATCACGCCCATAGTGGAGGGCCTATTGCCGGCGTTCATCAGCGGGACCTACAGCCATGACACGGTGAGCGGCGGGCAGCTCAATTCTCTGGTGGTGCTCAACTATTTGAACCAGCGACCCTATTACTGGAACGGGTTGAGCATGGCGAGGGCGCAAGCGCTGACCGGCTGGCCGTCGGTGGGCGCCGTCTCGAGCACCTGTGGCCTGATGCGCACCTGGCGCAACCGCATCTTTATCGCCGACGTGACCGACACGGCCGGACTCAATATTCCGAATCAGGTCAGCTGGTCAAACTCCAGCACCACCGGCCTGCCGACCGAGTGGATAAGCACGTCCACCAACGACGCCGGCACCATATACCTCTCGGACAGCCAGCCGGCGGTTATTGAAATGATCCCGCTGCGTGACCAGCTGGTGCTTCTCAAGGCGGAGGCTATGTACCTGATGACGTTCACCGGCGGCGCGTTGCAGTTCAGCGTGCGCAAGGTGACAGAGGCCTTTGGCGTACTGGCGAAAAACTGCGCGGTGGATATCGGCGGCAGTCTGGTGGTGCTGACCAGTGCCCGGGACGTGATCCTGACCGACGGGCAGAGTTTCCGCAGCATTGCCACCCAGGAAGTCCGCACGCTATTGCGGGCGAACATCGGCGACACGGCGTTTAAGCGGTGCTTCCTGGTGCACAACGAAATCACCCAGGACGTGTGGTTCTATATGTGCCTGGAGGGTCATGATATCCCCCAGGTGGTACTGACGTGGAACACACGCACGAAACTCTGGTCGTTCACTTACGTCGTGCCGGATACCACGAGCCTGGTCAGTGGTATGTCCTTCGCCCAGTTCAGCCGGTTCAACTATTTCAATCCGCCGATACACTGGGGGTTTCTCAAAGCCACCAATAGCGGCCAGCTGACGAACATGGTCGGCAATACCGGCTGGCAAAACGGCGTGGCGGTGCAGGGCATCTGCAGCCGGGGCTATCTGGACTTCGGCGACCCGGCGGCGGTCAAGACGGTGGTGCGGCTGGACTTTCAGGCCAAGTGCAGCGGGACGGGGATTATCCAGGCGCGCATTGCCAGCGTCATGAATCTGGACGATTCCGTGATCTTCTCGCCCGACTGGACCACGCTCGACGCGAACCGGCAGCTGCCCTGTCTGAAAACGGGCCGGTATTTCACCGTGGAGTGTCGGTCGTCGATTTCGCTGTTCGTGTGCATCGGGTTCACGGCGGTGTTTGGAGAGCCCAGTGCCTACTAACGTCGAAATCCTCTACGTCCCGAACGCCCCGCCCCAGGACCCGGAAGCGGTCCCGCGCTACCTGGACGATGAGCTGAACCGGATCAGTCAGGCGGTGCAGTTGCTCAACAGCCGGCTGGTCAACGCGGTGCCCTGGAAGGCGGTTTATGCGACGCTGACCGGCATCACCTCGACGACCTATGCGACGACCGAGCTGTACAACAGCACCGCACCGACCCGCACCGGGGTGGGCGTCTATCGGTTCGCGCTGCTTTACCCGACTTTTCAGGGCATCCAGGTGGCGAGTCGCATTTACGCGACGGCGACAGCCGTGGTCACCCCCGGCAACAAGCCCGATCCGGACTCCCAGTTCGTCGTGGATTTCTTCCTCATCAACCAGACGACCGGCGTATTCGACGTGGTTTTGCGCGAAGGCCACAATACCGGGGGGAACAAGTACGTCCTGACGCCCTACGACCTGAAGCTGGGGGACATCCTGCAGGTGAGCGGTAACATGAACCTGGGCAGCGACCCCACGCCGGCGGCGCTTAAGATTCGGCAATTTGGAGAACGATAATGAGCCTGTTCGGTAAAATCTTCGGCGAGAACAAGAACAAGTCGCAGAGCGGCCCGCCCAGCCAGCAAATGCCCTTTCTGCAGAACATGTGGCAGAACGCGCAGAACATGGCCCAGCAGCAGAGTCAGTACTTCGGCAGCCCGGTAGGCGGCCAGAACCTGCCGACGCAGACCGCTCAGGGTCTGGTGAACCAGGGGCAGGGGTATCAGACCGCCCTGGCCGGGGCGGGCAGTCAGCTGGCACCGTTCGCCCAGCAGGGTTATGGCGGCCTGCAGATGGCCGGCTTGCAGGACCAGCTCCAGCAGCAGCTCGGGCAGTCTTTCGGGCAGATACGCGACGCCGGGCAGATGGCCGGGGGTTTTGGCGGGGCGGGTATGGGCATCCAGCAGAACCAGGCCATCCAGGACGCCGGCCGGACCTTGTTTCAGGGCGCTGGCGGCATCATGCAGGCTGACCTGATGCGCCAGCAGCAGGCGGCCGGGCAGATGGGCCAGCAGAACCTGATCGGCAACCAGGCGGCGGCCAGCAACCTCTCGGGGCTGTATGACTTAGGGATCAACGCGCCCATGCAGAGCCTCTTTCAGCCGTTCGTGACCCAGGGCGGCATTAACCAGGGGTATAACACCTCGAGCAGCTCGGGCAGTGGCACGCCGGGGGTCTTTGGGGCAGTCAGTGGTAACTTCAACTTTGCCAAACCGTAGGTAGCAATATGGCCCTGCAATTCAACTTTGACATGATCGGCGACACCCGGCGCCGGCAGCAGGCGCTACTCGACGAGCAGGCGCTGGCCGAGCAGCAGAAGGCGAGGGCGGACGCGGCCCTGCAGCAGCAGGCTACGGGGTTTGGCCAGCAGCTCAACCGGCAGCAGATGACCGGCAATCCGGTGGCGCAGACGGCGGTGGGGTTGATGCAGAACCCGGGCAGTCGGGCGGCCGGCGTGCAGATGGCCGGCAACCTGCTGGACCCGCAAGCCCAGGCAAACCTGCAGAGCACTCAGCAGTCCACGGCGAGTAGCCGGCAGCAGGAGGTGAACGCGCAGCAGGGGTATCAGCAGGCGGCGCAGATGTTCCCCTTGCAGATGCAGGCCGCCAAGCTCAACGCGGCGCAATCGCTGGCTGCCATACAGGCGTCCGGTCTCGGCAGCCAGGCGCAGCAGAACACCTTCTACAACACCGTACGCGGGCAGTTTCAGGCATTGCCGGCTATCAAGAACCTCGGTGAAGCGCAGAGCGCCTACCGGGCGGCTGACGCGGCCTTGGGCAAGGGCAGCGCCCTCGGGGCGCGGGTGGCCATGATTAAGCTCGCCAAGCTGGCCGACCCGACCAGCGTGGTGCGGGAGGGCGAGGTCGAGAACATCCGGCAGGGGTATGGGGTCCTGTCCCAGCTCGACACCGCGCTGCGCACGGCCGGCGACAAGGGCCTGGGCGCCGCTCAACAGGCCATGTTCCGTGACGTGATGGATTCACTGTACGCCCCGGCGCTGGAGCTGGGCAGTGCGGCCATGACCCAATACCAGGGACTGGAGAACCAGTACCAGGCCAGGCCCGGCGAGTTCACCAATACCACGGGCATCGACTGGCAGCTGGTGCCCGGAAAGTGGCGGGAACGGATGCCCGCGACCCCTGGCAGCGCCCGGGGTGTCATCAAGAGGAGCCAAACATGGGGCGGACAGTAACGCTAGACGGCGGCCTGGAGTTTACCGGCGTCCCGGATAACGTCACCGACGAGCAGGTGCGGGCGCGGGCGATCCGGGATGGTGCAATCCCCGATCCGGGCAACGGGATGGATCAGTTTCTGATCGGGGCGGGCAAGTGGTTTGCGGACCGTTCCGGGGGCCGCATCCCGAATGACGTGGCGGCGCCCGACACAATGGCGGCAATGGCCGGCGGCATGGCGGTACCGGTGGTGGCGAGTCTCATGGGTCCGGCCAGGGTGGCTGCCCAGGCGGGGATTGCGGGAACGATGGAACGGTTTCGCAGCGGGTCCACCTGGGGCAGCACCGCCGAACAGGCCGGTTTGGGCGGGGTCCTGACCGGGGCGGGCAACATGGCCGGGCGATTACTGGGTGGGATGCAGGCCATGCGGGCGGCCCGTCGCGGCCAGGTGCCCCTGACGGCCAGGCTAAAGGGCGGCCTGGAGGATGTTCTGGCCCGCACCACCGCCTCGGCGGGCGGTTTTGAGCCGGCCACGGCCATCAACAACGGCATTTTGAACAGCTCCGCCCGGCAGGCTATGGGACTTCCGGGCAGCATTGAACCGCTCACGGACGATGTTTTCGCAGCCGCCCGGCAGGGCATTGGTCAGGTGTATGACGCCGCGAAGCCCAACACCCCGGTGGACGTCTCGGCGGCTATTACGGCGCTGGAAGAAATTCCGAAAGAAGGCAGCCCGGCCGTCAATGACGTGCTGAAGATGCTGAAAGGCGTTAAAGGCCCGATAGAGCCGTTGGGCTGGCAGCGGGCGCACTCTAATCTGCGGGAAGCCCGGCCGGCAGTGGCCCGGAGCCTGTACGCGACCTGGGCACCGAAGATTGACGAAGTCATCGGGCACCTGGACGAAGCGGCGGTAGCCGGTGGCGGGGATTCCGGGGCGCTCAAGGTGGCGAATCAGCGTTACAAGGTCCTGTCGAATCTGGAGGATATCAACAGTCTGGTAGAGACCGGCCAGGTACCGGCTGGGGAAACCTTTCGCAAGCTCGGCAAGCGGGGGTGGCACGGGTTCGGCAAACAGGCGGCGGCGGAGGGCAGTACCCGGGGGTTATTGCCCGAGACGGCGCAGCTCATTGCGGTGAGCAAGTTACTGGCAGCCGAGGGTCGCCGGCTTGCCGCCGGCAGTCCCACGGCGGGCCGTCTGGGTCTGTTCGGCCCGGCGGCTGCCGCTGGCGTGGGCCTGATCAGCGGGCAGATGGACCCGAAAACAGCGCTCGGGGTGGCCGCACTGGGGTTGGCGCCCCGGGTCGCAGGCGCCGCGTTGCTATCGCCGGCTGTCGAGAGTCGGGCCGGGGCCGCTGCGGCCCAGGGTCTCAGCGAATTTGTGTTAGCCCCCAGTAGAAATAACCAATGAGAAACAGAATGGGTCCGTTGTTCCAGGCCAACAGCAGGAGCCATTCCAGGGCGTTTTCGATCAGCATGGGTTTGATCCTCGCATTATCGGGCTGCAACGTTCACCAGTTCGACCGGGGGCACCACTGCAGCACGGTCTGCGATGGCAAGTGTGAAACCCATTGTGACATTAAGATCGAGCAGGGTGGGACCGAAGTGAAGTTACCGAGTCAATAGGAGAATGTCCGTGAAGCAATCGACAGTGATACTGCTGGCCGCTCTGGTGCTGCTGGCCCTGTGGGCGTCTGTCACCTGGGCGGGCGACGTGACGGTGAGCATTGTGCCGGCCGTCAATTATGAAAACGGGCAGATCATACCGGAGAACCTGAAGGCACCCTTCTCGGTGGAGTGGGGCACCTGTAACGGGACGGGGTTTGGCACCCGGCTCGGAGAGGTTTTTGCCACCTCGCCAGACGTGCTGGGGTTCAAGGACCCTGACCTGGCCGACGGGGACTTCTGTTTTCGGGCGTTTACCAACCTGACGAACGGGCTGCGGTCGCGGCCGAGCAACGTCGTCATGAAAAGTTTCGCGCCGATCAATAATGGCCTGCCGATGCCGCCGACGATCATCACCGTGATGACCGTGGCCTATGAACTGCGGGGGCACCGGGAGCGGTCCTTTCTGGTGGCGGTGGGGACGGTGGGTATCGGCACCCAATGTTTGCGGCCCTGGGAACAGAACCCCGAGTTTGCCCGGGTCCGGGTCCGGGACGTCACGTTCGACCGGCCGTACCGTGGCGGGCGGGTGTACGGGGTCTGCGAACTACAGGCGGAGGCGTGACGCCCCAGCTCACGGCCTGCAGCGCCTCCTCGACGGTGCGCACCAGGTAGCAGGGCAGGTGGCTGGCGGCGCAGCGTTGCGCAAACAGGGTCTGCAGGGCACCCAGGGCGCCGGTGCGGTACTTCACCTCCAGCAGCACCCAGCGCTCCCTAAGGCCAACCAGCAGATCGGGCATGCCCGGGGCTGACAGCCGGTAGACCAGGGCGCCGACGGTCTCCAGCGCCCGGACAATCTCCGTTTCATTGCGGTCGCGTCTAGCGGCCTGGCGCATGTCCATCCTCTGCCCGGGCGTCCAGGTCCGACTCGCAGACCAGGCAGATACGCTGTGGGGCGCCCGAGCGGCCGGGTATCTCAGACCACACCCAGTCAACGCCGGGCGCCGCGTCTGTGTAACCGATGCCCTTCTCGCAAATGGCGCACTCCCAGCGCGGGAAGCGCGGGTCAGGGTCAAAATCACTCATTATTTCGGTAGCCCCTGTTCGTACTGGGCATATTCATCCTCGAGCTGCTGCGCCTCGGCGGCGGCCTTCAGGTCGGCAATCTCCTGGTGCAGCTCTGAAAGGTGGCGCTCTTTCTCCTGGGCGCCGGTGGGCCACTCGCCGTCGCTGTCCGGCAGGTTCCACGTGAAGCCCCAGCGGTCGGCGAGTGGGGTTTTCACAGGGCGAACAGCTCGAGGAAAAACGCTTCGATGGGGCTAGCGCTGGCGGTGGTGGTGATCGGCGCCGGTACGGGGCTGAACTTCCGCGTACCGCTGCGGGCGGCGGCGTCGGCATCGGCGGCCCAGGCCATCAGGCCAACCATCAGCAGGGCGTAGGCTAAGAGGGCGAGGAGGGGCTTGGCCGGACTCTCCTGAAAGATAAACGAATCGACTCGTTCGGCCAGGAAACTGTCTCTGATACGCATGATGATTTAATCCCTTGGTTGATGAAAACACTACACACGGAGGCTAACGTACCCCCGACGACCCAGGCACATAAGGCTACCAGTCCCACTAATTGCAGTGGCTCGATCATGGCTTAACCTCCGGGTTGATGGCGGCGCGGGTATGACTCTGCGCCCCTGAGTAATACTGGATGGTGTCATGGAGCTGCTGTTCCAGAGACTCGATTTTGTCACCGTAGTTGTGGCACGCCTCTTGAAGCCGTGCGGCGCGGTCATTCAGCCGCTTGTTCTCGGCGGTGAGGCGGTCAATCTCAATCAATAGCCGGTGCCGGTCATTGTGGGCGCGGTCAATCTTAATCAATAGTTCTTCGGGGGTCATGGCTTCTCCCTCCTGCCGGCGAGGAGTCCGGCGCGGTAGGCTTTACGAGCGCTAATCAACGGCCACCGAGCGATATAGTCCCAGCCCACTCGCAGCGTGTACTGGTACGCCTTGCGGTAATCACTGAGTTTCTTGGTTTTCATGGTGATCAGAACGGGACGTCCTGGGCGAACGGGTCCCGGTCCTGAGTCTGGCGCTGCTGCTGATCGGCCCTGGCCTGGAGCATAGCCAAGGCCGCCTGCAGGGACTCTGGGGACACCGTAGCCGCTACCCCGGCCGTCGGTGCGGGTTTGCCGGTCATGACGCCTAAAGGCCGTATGCGCAGCCCCCCGACGAGCTCGCCGGCCATCTCCACACCCTTGTCGAAGTACAGCTGGACCCGGTGCCCGACCATGTTGCGGGACTCCGGGCTGCCGCAGATGCTGGTCAGGCGATTGCGGTTCGTCATGTTGACGATCATCGGCTTGATACCGGCTTCCCGGAACGTCATCACCACCTTGGGGCCATCTTTCAGAGTCACCATCTCAAAGCCGGCGATCGTCACCTCGAGGCCACCGTCGGGCAGGTCCTTGCCGGCCAGGTACTTGCTGGTTTTCAGGTCATCGAAGTTCACTATGCCGTTTCCCCGTACTGCCAGCCGTAGTAATAATCGAACGCCGTGGACGCTAGCCCGTACCAGTAAGCCTGGTCATGGCCCTGCACACGGCCGTCCAGGCCGCAGCGGCGGCCATAGTCAGACCAGATGTTCGACAGGCGGCTGAGTTCTGGCAGCAGGGTATCGGTATTCATGCAACCTCTCCTATTGGTTTGTGGCAGGTACGCTGTTATGATACACAACGTTACCCCATAGTCAACAGGAGAATTGAGACATGGAGCAGATAAAGGTTAAAACAGCCGTCAAAAAAGCCGGCGGCCCGACCCGGCTGGCCCGGCTGCTGAAGGTGTCGCGTAACTCGGTGTATCGCTGGCAGCGGGCGAACCAGCCCCTGCCCGAGCTGTACTTGTGGCGCTATCAGCGGGCCGTGGCCCGGGGTGAGGTTTGAGCGGGGTGCGCGGCCCGTACCACGGGTTCAAGGACCTGACCGCCCGGACGGAAGTCTACAAGGAACACCTGGCCACCCTGGCACACAGCAGGCTGGTCCGCCGCTACCTGCACCGGCGCTACGAGGGCAGGGAGACCACCTACGAGATATGGACCTGCCACGGCCTCGAGCGGAGCTGGACGTTTAACAGTTACGACCGGTTGGGCAAGGCGGCCATTGCCTCCAGTCGGGCCCTGGCGAGGGAGCTGGTTGCCCTGAGGGAAAATACATGAGTTGGGTGTGCCATAATCGAAGTCTCTAACGTCTGACTCACGATAGACAGGCGGATTCGCTGCGCCGGCCAGTCAGGAAAGCAGCCAGGTACCACCGGGAACTAACTCAGCCCATACCAAACGAGCACCGACCCCGATCAGGTTAGAGCACCTGGGGGAGCCGACTGGTCCGCGTTAAGGACGCTCGCAATAGGTGGCGACAGTAACCAGACCCCGGCTCAGACCGGCCGCTGCCCAGCCCATACCGGGAGGGGAGGCGTCGGGTTATCATTGCCCATAGAGGGTCAGTGACAGCCAGGAGAAGGATCGGACTCAGACCAGTAAACGTCAGTATTCTGGCTGTCATTTTTACAGGTTATCCACAGACCGCATACAGTAGTGTACGATCCGCCTATGGCTGCACCGCTCACCAAACGCCAGACCGCGCCGCATATCGCCAGTATCCAAACGGCCAAGATACTTAAAGCGTTGGGTGAACATGTGGTTGGCGACCGGGAAATGACCGCTACCCAGGTCAGTGCCGGCCTGGGGCTGCTGAAGAAAACCATCCCCGACCTTAAGGTGCTCGATCACCAGGGCGGCATAGAAGTGACAGGGACGTGGACGGTGAAGCTCAGCTGACATGCCCGAATACGAAATACTGGGTTTGCGCGCGTGGCAGCGTGAGACATGGGCTGGACTCAAGCGGTTCAATGTCATCGTTGCCCACCGACGATCCGGTAAGACAGTATTCAGCTGCTTACGCCTCATTTCTGAACTACTGCAGAAACCCGGCGGCGTGGGCGCCTACATTGCCCCCCAGTACAGCCAGGCCAAGCGGGTAGCGCTGGAGATCATCAAGCGGTTCTTGCCCCCGGGCAGCGACGTGAACGCCAGTGAGCTGAAGATCACCCTGCCGAATCAGAGTAGACTCTATCTACTGGGTGCGGAGAACCCTAACCCCATTAGGGGGCTCGGCCTGCACTTCGCTATCCTCGACGAAGTTGCACAGATGCCCAGTGCCGCCTGGTCAGAGGTGATTCGCCCCGCTCTTGCTGACCAACAGGGCGGGGCTATTTTTATCGGCACGCCGATGGGTATGTCAGGGTTGTTCTACAACCTGTACCAAGCGGCCCCCAATCTGCCCGATTGGTCCCGGTTCTTCCTGCCCTACTCAGCCACCAATGCGCTGCCCGACGCCGAGATTGAGGCGCTCCGGCGTGAGATGCGCCCCGAAGCGTTTGAACAGGAGATGGAGTGCAGCTTTGCGGCGGCGGTCAGGGGCGCCTACTGGGGCACCGAGATGGCCGCTGCTGAGAAGCAGGGCCGCATCACCAGCGTGCCGCACGAACCCGCCGCTCTGGTCCATACCAGCTGGGACCTGGGTATGGCAGACTCCACCGCGATCTGGTACTGGCAAATCGTGGGGAGGGAAATCCATGCGATCCGCTACGAGGAATTCCAGAACACCGGACTCCCCGAAATCGTCCGGCACCTCAAAGGCCACGCCTACAACTGGGGAGACCACATTGCCCCGCACGATATTGCTGTCCGTGAGCTGGGCTCGGGGCGCTCACGTATTGAGGTGGCGCGTGAGCTGGGAATCAACTTCCTGGTGGCGCCTCAGTGGCGGGTTAACGAGGGGATCGAGGCGTTTAGGACGCTCATCCCGCGCTGCTGGTTCGACCGGGAACACTGCGGCCAGGGCGTCGAAGCCTTGAAACTCTACCGCGCCGACTTCCAGGGCACTCGTGAGGTGTTTGCCAAACAGCCACTCCATGACTGGGCCAGCCACGCGGCGGACAGCGCCCGCTACTTTGCCACCACCTTTGACGAGCGCCTCACGGGCGGCCAGCTGCCGCCTATGCGCATCAACTACGCGGGGACAATCTAGTGAAGTACAGCAATGACGAGCTGGTGGCGATTCTCAACCAGGAGATTGCCCAGTCCACCGGCGGCACCACCGGCAACGGCGTACTGCAGCAGAACCGGCAGACGGCCGCCGACTACTACCTGGGCAGCCTGCCGGCCAGCAGCGGCATTGCCGGGCGCAGCGGAGTGGTGAGCACCGATGTTCGCGACGCGATCCAGGCGGTGATGGCCCAGATGATGCCCCTGTTCGCCGGCGAGTACCCCTGCGAGTTCGAACCCGAGCGCGCGGGCGACGAGCGTCAGGCCGAGCTGGAAACGCAAGCGGTGGCGCGGATGCTGGACAACAACCAGGCGTACTGGTCAATGTATAGCGCGATCCATGACGCCCTGCTGATGAAAAACGGAATCATCAAAGTCTGGTGCGAGGATTATGAGTACAGCACCACCGCCAAGTTCAGGGGCGGGGATGCCGCGGACAACGCGGCCCTGCTGGCGGCGGCTGGCGAGGGCGCCGAGATTGAGAGCGAGCAGGAAGGATCCGTAACACTACGGACCCGCGAGACCCGGCCACGCCTCAAGGTGGTCAGCGTGGCCCCCGAGCGCATGTACATCGACGCCGGCTTGCGCAGTGCCCGCCTGTCGGACGCCCGGTTTGTGGCCGAGTACAAGCCGATCACCCGCTCCGATCTGATCGAGGCGGGGTACAGCAAGACTACGGTGATGAACCTGCCCGGGACCACTAACAGCGGCTGGGACGCTGCGCTGAACCTGCGTGAGATGGCCACGGCAAACACCTGGTCCGCAGCGGCCACGCCGGATCAGGAGCTGGTCGACGTCTACGAGTGTTATCTAAAGATCGCCATGAAAGGCGACACCTCGACCCTATGGCGCTTCATTATGGGGGCCGAGACCGAGATTCTCGACAAGGAGCAGGTCGAGTATCTGCCCTACGCCTCGGGATGCATCATGGCGATTCCGCACCGCTACGCCGGTATCAGCCTGTTCGACCTGACGAAAGAGTGCCAGGACATTGGCACCGCCGTGACCCGCCAGTGGATCGACAACAACCAGGCGGCGGTGCTGAACCGGCTGGTGATCGGTCCCCAGGTCAATCAGGTTGACCTGGAGAACGCCGGCCCCAATGCCCATGTTCGTACGGTGCGGGGCGATAACGTCCAGGCGGCGGTGATGCCATTGCCCTTTAACGACGTCGGCGGGAGCTGCGAGCAGCTGCTGGCCTACAAGGATCGGATGCGCAGCCAGCGATCCGGTGCTTCTCTGGACCTGCAGGCGGCAGAGTCCCAGCTGATGACCGCCCAGGTGGGCGCTATGGGCGCTGACCGCATCATGTCCAGTCAGGAGCAGGTGGCGGGGCTGTACACGCGCAATATCAGCGAGACGCTGGTCCGAGACACCTTCCTGCTGGTGCACAACTGCCTGCGTTTCGACTATGAGGCGCCAATCGTGCTCAAGCAGGGCGAAAAGTGGGTTTCGGTGGACCCGGGCACCTGGCTGGAGCGCAGCGAGATCGCGGTGCGCACCGGCCTGACCCCGGGCGAGCGCAATCGCAAGGTGGGCGCGCTCACCAACCAGCTGACGGTCGCCACCTCGGCCATGCAGAACGGGCTGAACGGCATCCTGGTGGACTCGATGGGTATCTACCGGCTGATTATGGACCTGGCCCGTGCTCAGGAGCTGGAGAGCGCCGCCCAATACTGGATCGACCCCGCCTCGGAGCGCAGCCAGCAGGCGGCCCAGGCCATGCAGCAGCAGCAACAGCAGATGCAGCAGCAGCAGGCGCAGATTGCCACGCTGAAGGATCAGGTTCAGGCGCAGAAGAACCAGGCAGACGCAGTGAACAGCGCCGCCGAGCTGCGGTTCAAATACGCCGAGCTGGCCCTTAACGCCGAGATTGAGGAAGCCAAACTGACAGGGCAGGTGACTCTTGAGCTACAGCGACTGGAATCCGAAGCAGAAAGCCGAAGCAGTGCGGGTACTGAAAACACTCAACGAGCTGCGGCTTAGAGAGCACCTCGAGGAAGACATTAAGGCCGAGTGGGCCGCCTCGGCCAATGACCCCCGGCTGGACCTGCGGCTGAAGGATGAATTAATCCTGGTGTACAAAATGTTCGAGAGATTGCAACGTGCCGCCGGATAGTGATACAACGAACCTCGATGCCGCTCTAGCGGCCCTGAGATCGACCACCGGTGAGAGCCGGGAGCATTCAGGCAATCAAACGCCCTCCCTGTCAGAGATGGCAGAACCGGCTGATGCCCCGGACCCCGAAAGCATCGACGCTGCAGACGCGACGACGGACGAGAGTCCGCCCCCGGCGAGTCTCAAGGACCTGGCGGAAAAATCAGGTTTAGACGTGGCGGCCCTCTACGCAATGGAGCTGCCCGGGTTGGATATGACCCTGGGCGCCTACAAAGATCGCGTGGCGGAGCTGCGGGAGGTTGACGCGACTCGCCAGGCCGTAGAGACCGAGCGAACCGAGCAACGACAGGAGCGCCTGCGCTGGGCGAAGGAGCTGGCGGTTGCGCAAGCAGCCGGACTCCATGAGTACAGCGACGGGGAGAAGGCCATGATCGGCCGACTCACGCAGCGCCACGCCGACGCCGAAGCCAAGATCATCATGGAATCGGTACCGGAGTGGGGCCAGCCGGCGACCCTGAAGGCTGACTTTGAGGCGATTGTGAAGCTGAAAGGCAAGAGAGGTTTCACCGCGCTGGACATTGCCAAGCTGATGGAATCGGACGCCCGTATCGCGCTCGATTACAAGGACCAGCTCGACCAGTCCCGCCGCGTGGAAGCTGCTATGGCCAAGGTCAAGGGATCGCCCCCGAAGAAGCTGCTTGCTCCTGCCCGGAATCCGGCGAAGGACGATCCGCTGCAGCGTATTTATAATGATCCAAAGAGCAGCAAAATAGACCGCGGTCTGGCTGCTTTGATTCAGGGAGCGCAACGCAAATGAGTACCACCAATTACGATTCCTTCGACTTAAAGGCCGTGCTGACGAGCGGCCTGATCAAAGAGGACGTGCTGAACCGGGTTATTGACACCAGCCCGACCGACAACCCTTTCATGTCCAGCGTTGGCAATTCCAGCGTGATGAACAGCCAATACAGCTGGACGCTGGACCGCCTGCTGGCGCCGGTAACCAGCGGCCAGCAAGTTGACGGTGCGAGTACGCTCACCGACGGGTCGAGGACCGGCAAACGGGTGTGGAACAACTGCGAGATTCGCACCTCGGCGGTGATTGTCTCGACCCGCGCCGAAGCGGTTGGCACCATCGGCTTCATGCGAACGCTGGTTTACCAGATTCAGCAGCGTGGCAAGGAGCTAAAGCGCAACGTAGAGGCGACCATACTCAGCAATAACTCGGGGACGATTGGCAGCGAGACAGTAGCACCGACGACCGCCGGACTCTCCGCCGCACTGACGAACGCGGTACTGGTCCCTGGCGTGGGGACCACCGGCGGCACGGGCGGCACCTGGCTGGCCAACAGTGCCACCTACGCGTTGGGCAATGTCATCAGCGCCGCCAGCGCCACGCCGTCGGCTGGCGGTGGTTCTGACGTCACCGCTGGCGGTTACAGTAATACGACGTCGATTGCCGGGGCTCCGCCGCTCGCCCTGGCCCGTACCGCTGTCAATACGGTGCAGGCCGGGCTGAAGGAGACGCATATCAGGCTGGTGGCCAATCAGCTCTGGAACAACGGGTGCAATCCCACCATTCTGATGGGCCGCAGCCTGGTTATTTCTGGCCTGTCCGCCTACATGTTCACGTCGTCGGCCCGTATCGCCACCATCATCAACAGTGGCAGCGATTCGGCCGGGACGCGGACCGCCCAGGGCAGCGTGAACGAGTTCCTGACAGACTTCGGCGTGAGTCTGCGCTTCGTGCCGAACCGGCAGCAGCAAGTGAGCTACCTAGCCACGGGCACCGGCAGCGGCAACTGCGACACGCTGTTTATCTACGATCCGTCCAGCGTGGAAATGGTGACCCTCTCGGCCCTGCAGTCGGTAGAGCAGCCGGTGACGGGTCTGCAGTACAGCCAACAGCTACAATGGGACTACGGCGTCAGGCACCTGGATCCGCACGGTTACGGTGGGGTGGTGGATATCCTGGCAACGGCGGCTGTCACGGCCTGAGTGTTGTGGCGACGCTGATCAGCCGCCGGGTGGTCGAACCGGGCGTCTTCCAGGAGACGTGGGAGGAGGACGCCCGGATTTACCACTGCTACCGCGACGAAGCGCAGAAGCAGCGCGACGACATGCGGACGAATCTGCGCACCGTGCACGCTAAGCAAGGGTACGAGTCACCGTTCCGTGGGGTGGGCTACATAGCGCCCCACGAGCGGCACCTGCTGACCCTGAAGCACCCCGACCTGAAAGACCCGGACGCCAAGCAGGCGTACAAAGCCTGGAAGCGGTTCTGGCAGTCCAGCGAGTCCGAACGCTACCGCACGGTGCAGCAGGTATGACGAACGTAGAGAGTCAGGGGGGTTCCCCTTGAGCACCACCCGGGCGCAACTGCTGGCCGATGTGAACGCCTACCTGCACCGCACCGACCTGCCGGTGGACTTCCTGAGCGTTGCGGCGGACGGCCAGGGGTTCATTGACCGGGCCAACCAGCGCATCGGGTTCGACTTCCGCACGCCGGATAATGCCCTGCAGCTGACTCCCTTCAACAGCCCCTACACCCTGCCCACGGACTTCAGGGAGCTGATCCGGGTCCAGGCCACCGGCCCCGCAGGGCCGTACGCCCTGGTCTCGCTGAGTGGCGACCTGCAAAGCGCGACCACCGTCGGCAGCGGCTTTCCGGGGGGCTACTGGCTGCGCGGTAGCCAGTTCAGCGTATCGCCCACGGGCACCGCCGCCCTGATCCTGGAGTATTACGCCGCTTTGGCCCTGGGGACCACGGGCAGCTCCACCAATGCCCTGCTGGACGCCTATCCCCAGGCGTACCTGTACCACTGTCTGCTGCAGGCCAGTCTGTTCATCCAGGCCAATGACCAGGCGGTGAACTTCTCGGGCCTGTACGCCGACGAGCTGCGCATGGCGAACGAGGCGGGGCAGCGCCGCAAGCAACCCATCAGCATGACCCTGCCGAACGCCCCCCCGGCGGTGGTCGCCACCTAGGAGACGGACATGGCCGGCAAAAACTACGGTTCGGACATTACCTTCAACGGCGCCACGCCGACCGTGTGCGGCTGGGAGCCCCGCATTCACCGGGCCTTCGCCCTGGGCTGGTCCGGGGCGGCGAACCCCTTCCCGGCGGCCCTGACCTTTGAGACAGCGGCCTGGACGAAGGGCAACGCGGTGGCGGGGCTCAACCCACCCACCGGCGAGGTGGCTGGGCGCAAGTGGGAGACGGCGGGCTGATGCGCCAGAGCCCGTTCGGCGGGCGCATCGGTCAAAACCAGCGCGGCAGCCGCCTCTCGCACCCCTTTCGCACGGCGCCGGGTCCGCCGCCGCTGGTCTTTGGCCCGTTTACGCCCCTGGCCGGGCAGATTCCGGCCGAACTCAACGTGGCGTCGGCGCCGGTGACGCTGACGGGCGGCGTGAGCGGCCTGGTGACGGCGGTCGCGGCGAACACCGAGTACAGCATCAACAGCACGGTGGTCTGGTCCACCTCGACGGGCGTCACCGTGAACCCGGGCGACCTGATCCGGGTGCGGCGTCCCGGCCCGCTGCCGAACGGTTACGGCACGGTGACCAGCCCGGCCATCACCATCGACAGCACCGCGCAGAGTTTCGCGATCACCAACATTCTCAACCACCGCGGCGCCCGGTGGCAGAGTGCCCTGCAGCAGACCCTGTTTCGGGGCGCTAATCTTACGGGGCTGAGCTCGAGCGCGGGTATGACCCTGGTCATGAGCGTGGTACGCAAAGCCCCATTGGTAACGGGAATTGGGTTGTCATCGGTTCCTAGTGACGCCGCCACTGCGACATTGCGCTTTATCGGCAACGCCCCTTCCGGGGACCTGCGATTGATATTCCACAATGAGACCAATAGCACCGGCTACGGCGTGTCGGCGTGGACGCTGATCCCGGGCCTGGGTCCTAACGCCGATGTGATTCTGACCGTCCATATGGTCAACGATCTGGTGGCCGCTGAGACCCGCCTCTGGGTGGACGGTGTGGCTCAGCCGTCCGTACCGTTCAACGTGCTCGGCGGCGCCACAACCATGAATTGGGGCGGGGGCGCTTCGCCAGTGATCGAGTGGGCCATCGGCTCGAGCGGCGTCGGCAGCGGTTTCATGAATGCCAATCTGCGGTTTCTCTATCTCTCACCCGTTCTGGACAATGACCCGCTGCACTTCGTCCGGGCCGGCACCGGCGGGGGCTGCGATATTGACCTGGGCACCGATGGCACACTGGGGGGCGCGGCAGTGCCGCTGATCTTCCTCGGCGGCCGGCAGGGTCCTGACGACCGCACCCTGGCCGAGACCACGCTGGGGATCAACGACCTGTTTAACCAGGGCACGGGAGGCGCGTTCACCAATCTGTTAAACGGCCCGGTGATTGCGAGTAATTGATGCAGCAGCGACCCTTTCAGGGAAAAACCTACGAGCTGATCCGCAAGGGCCTGCTGACCCGGCGGCTGATCGGCGTGAACTTCGCCGGGCAAAACTTTGTCCGGTTCGCCGGCGCGCAGCGAGTTCAATTGCCCGGCACCATCGGCACGCCGCCCATCGGCACGCCGCCGCTGACCCCGAGCAGCAATCTGCGGTTTCTGGCTAACGTGCGCTTTCGCGGGGGCAACAATACCAATATGGACATTCTAGGCATGTCCAGCGGGACCCTCGGTAACCTGGCAACCCAGCTGCTGCGCATTCGGCGCAACTCCAGCAATCTCATAGAGGTGGACGTGGCGCTGACGGCGTTCGTGTCGAAGTACAGCTATATGAGCGGCGGCACCGGCACCGGCAACCCGGGCGGTGACACCGACGTGGTGACGATCATTGTCTCGGTGAGTGTTTACGATCTGATCGTCAACCCCACGCTGCGCTCGGCCAGTGGCGCCACGATCTACGTCAACGGGCTGGTTAGGGAATACATCCCGTTCAATATCGCCTGGAGCACCAACCAGTTTGTGCCGGACACGGCGTTCTCGTTCACCATTGGCGCGGCGCCGAGTAATTCGCCGGCGGCGTTCTTCAACGGCGATATCGGCCAGGTGCGCGCCTGGTTGCGGGACAGTGGTGCCCCGGCGGACATGCAGGGACCGTATCCGCGCCAAAACCCCGAATTTTATGCTCGCGACAT